CTGGGCAAGATTAAAGCGGCAATGGCCAAACAGAAAAATATTGGCGGCAAGGAGACCTTGAACATTCAGCCGGCTTACCTGATTGTACCGGTTGATTTGGAAGTAGAGGCGGCCCAGCTTATCAATTCTGTGGTTGACCCGTCCAAGAACAACGCCGCAATTAACCCGTTTGCAAACAAGCTGAGTGTGGTTGCTGACCCGGAACTTTCCGCAAGCAATGTATTCTACATGGCAGCGGCCCCGGGTATTGTGCCCACTATCGAAGTCACCAGCTTGAACGGCAACGAAACGCCGACAATGGAAAGCGCGGTGCAGTTTGACACGCTGGGTATCAAGTGGCGTATTTACCATGATGTAGGTGTGAACCTGCTTGATTTCCGTAGTATTCAGAAAAGCACGATTAGCTGATTAAGGAGAAGGTGAAACAAATGGCAAAAGCAACTTTTGTGCAGAAAGGTGATAATATCGACTTCACCGCTGCCGCTGATATTGCATATATGGATGTGGTAACCCTCACGGATCGCATTGGCGTAGCCCTGGAAAATATCGCCAATGGTGCCACGGGTACGGTAACGCTCACGGGTGTGTTTGAGTTCCCCGCCGCAACTGGCAGCGGCAAAGCCCTGACTGTGGGCCAAAAGGTATACTGGGACGCAACCAACAGCGTCATTACCCCCACGGCAACGGATAATATCTTTGCAGGCTATGCCGTAGCGGCAAAAGCAGCCGCCACGGCGGTGGCCCGTGTGCGGATTGGCTAAAATGGAATTCAAGGATATGGTGGCGGCGGATATTTCCGCCGTTTTCCTGAACCCTGACGAGTTCGGGGAGACTCACAACCTCAACGGTACGGACTGCGTATGTGTGATTTCCGGAGACGAAACAGACAAGCGGAGTGCGGCTTTACTGGATGGCAGGCGAACCCCGGACGGCCTAAGTGGCGACTTTGTTACTGTATGCGTGAAAGCGTCAGATTTGCCCCATATCCCCAAGATGGGAACCAACTTCAAGGTGGATGGCAAACTCTACAAAGTGGATACATGCACCAATGATATGGGCATGTTGACCATGACGCTGGGGGCGTACAGGATGGGAGTGCCTTTAAGATGATTCAGATAGATGCAAGAGACCTGCAAAAAGCCCAACAGCTATTAGCAGGGATTCCAGGGGCGGCAGATAAAGCCGCCAAAACAGCTATACGCAAGAGTATTCGCGGAGCAAAGAGGGACGCAACCCAAAAAGCCCGGGAACGCTACACGATAAAGTCCAGCTACGTGACGAAAACAATAAAGTTTTCATTCCCGGCGGGCGGCGCGGTAATGACTTCAAAAGGGCGCGTCAATGATTTGGCGTATTTCCGCACAAATCCCAAGAGCGTACCCAAGAAAAGACCGCCAACAGGTAAATACCTGTACAGTCAGGTGGTAAAGGGACAGGGCGGCACCATTGCCCACGCTTTTCTTGCCAAAATGAAGAGTGGACACACGGGTGTATTCCGGCGAACTGCCGGCAATGACAGCTTGCCAATAAACAAGCTGAGTGGCCCATCTACACCGCAAATGCTAGAAAGCCCAACGGTGCGAGACTATATCGAAAAGCGTATACAGGAACGGCTTGCGTCAAATATCGAGCACGAAGTAAACGCCTTTTTGATGGGGTATAGACGATGATACCGACAATGTTAGTTAAAGCAGTGGCCGAACAAGTACGGGAGGCCACCAAACTTTATAAAATGCAAGCTGAGGGGCAGGAAGATAAGCCCGTGACCGTATACGAGCAGCATATTCCGGATGAAGAATATGAAAACGATACATATTACCCCTATGTGATTGTTTCTTGTCAAAATGTGGAGGATGGACCACCGGGCTCTACGGCCACGATTGGCCTGACTATCGGTGTGTATGGTCAGGACAAACTGGCATGGATGGATTTGTTGTCCATCATGGAACGTATACGGCAGCGGCTTTTATTGCTGCAAAAACTGGATAATATTTTTAGATTATTACTGCCTACAAAATTTGAAACCATTGAAAATCAGCCATATCCATATTGGTTTGGCTATGCAACTTTGGTTTATCAGATTCCACAGCCGAACATGAAAACGGCCAAAGAATTGGATGCGATTATGGAGGAGGATAACTAATGGCTGAGAAAAAGACGGCGGAAAAGAAAGCCGCCACTACCACCACCAAGAAAACCATGGTGTATGTTGGGCCTAACCGCTTAACGGAAGGGCTGAAACAGTACACGGTATACCGTGGTGATGTATCAGAGTTGGTAAAGGGATATAGCGAGAAATACAAAAATATTTCCCGCCTGTTTGTTCCGGTAGCGGAACTGGATACCGCAATGGCGGCTATCAAAAAGCAGGGTACACCGCTTTACCTGGCATTTAACGAGGTTAAGAGAGAGGGGAGTAAGTAAATGGCTTACAAACATGGCGTATACACCAGTGAGCAGGCCACCAGTCTTGTGGCAATGACTCAGACGGACAGCGGCCTGATTGTGGCTTTTGGCACCGCGCCGGTACATCTGGCCAGTGACCCGGCAGCAGTCAACACGCCGGTGCTTTGCTACACCTACAAGGAGGCTGTGGCGGCTTTTGGCTATTCGGCTGATTGGAAAAAGTATGGCCTTTGTGAGGCTATCAAAACCCAGTTTGCTTATTTCAACATGGCACCTATCGTGTTGATTAACGTACTGGATCCGGCGACGCACAAAACGGCTGTGGTGGGCAGCGAAAAGCAGATTACAGATGGCGTGGTTAAAGTAGCTGACCCGGTACTTATCCCGTCGCTCAAAGTATCGTTGACCGCTGACGGTGACCCGCTTGTAATTGATACCGATTACACGGCGGCTTATGAGGATGAAACCCTTGTAATTACGCCGATTGCGGGCGGTGCTATTGGCACGGCAACGTCCTTGTTCTTGTCTTATGACAAGCTGAACCCGGGGGCCGTGGATGAAGATGATATTATCGGCGGTGTAAACCTCACCACAAACAAGAACGAGGGCATGGAGCTGATTGATGAAATCTATCCGCGCTTTGGGCTTGTGCCGGGTACTGTCATTGCACCGGGTTGGTCTCACAATACCAAAGTGGCGGCAGTTATGCGCGCTAAGTGCGTAAATATCTGTGGGCACTTTAACGCAATTAACATTTGCGACGAACCCACGGATGTAGTCAAGAGTTACACGGCGGCACCCAGCTGGAAGAACACAAACAACTTTGTGGACAAAAACACGCTGCTGACATGGCCACTCTTGAAACTGGCGGATGAAACTTGCCACATAAGCACCCAGTTGGCCAGTCTCATGAATCGCACGGATAGCCAGCATGACGATATCCCCTACTATTCCCCGTCTAATAAGTCCTTCCAGGCTGACGGCGCAAAACTGGAAGATGGAACGGAGGTTTACCTGAATAGCGCTCAGGCAGCTTATTTGAACGGCCAGGGCATTATCACGGCACTTAACTTTATTGGCGGCTGGAAATCGTGGGGGAACCGCACCACGGCTTACCCGTCCAATACGGATGTAAAGGACAACTTTATCACGAACCGCCGTATGTTCAACTGGGTAGGTAATACCCTTGTTACCACGTATTGGAGCAAGATTGACGACCCGACCAATAAGCGACTTGTTGAGACTGTCGTGGATAGTGCCAATATTTGGCTTAACGGCCTGACCGCCAAAGGCGCGCTGCTGGGTGGCCGTGTAGAGTTCCGCGAGGATGAAAATACCACCACCGACTTGATGGATGGTATTTTGCGGTTCCACGTTTATATGTCGCCGCCCTCGCCTGCCCGTGAAATTGATTTTATACAGGAATATGACCCGAGCTACATCTCGACGTTGTTTGCTTAATAGAAAGGGGGCTGGAACATGTCCGGTATTAACATGATTCAGGATAAGACAATCGCCTACGAGGTTTTTGTAGGCGGCAACAGAAAACTGGGAACGGCTGAGGTGACTTTGCCTAACCTTAAGCCCAAGACAGCAACCCTTTCGGGTGCTGGGATTGGCGGCGAAATAGAGATGCCGACACCGGGCCAGACGGAAAGCATGGAGCTTGAGCTGAGTTGGCGTACTATCAATGAAAATTTGACAGAGTTGGCAGGCATGAAAGCGCATGACTTAGAACTCCGGCAGGCCAACGAGGAGTATGATGCTGGCACGGGGGCGCTGGGGGTACGGGCGGTAAAAATCAATGTGCGCGGCCTGCCGAAAGGTGCAGACCTGGGAGCATTAAAGCCCGCAGACCACACCGACAGCAAAACCACGCTGGAGATTGTCTACATCAAAGTGACGATTGGCGGCGAGCGCAAGGTGGAAATCGACAAACTCAATTACATCTACTATATTGACGGTGTTGATTACCTGGAAAGTGTACGCAAGGCTTTGGGCCTGTAAGATGATGAAAACGCGCCGTCAGAGGATGGCGGCGCGCTATATTGGAGGTTATGAAGATGGCAGAAGAAAAAACGCAACCGGTTGCGGATATGGAAGAAGAAAAGAAAAAGCTGGATTTTTCTACGTTGGAGGCTAGACTAGAGGAATTGGATGCCGAGGCATTTACTCACGCTGAACGCGAATGCCGTATGACGGCGGATGTCACACCGGATTTGGTATACAGCAGTCATTTTTGTGGGCGGCTGGCTGCAAAGGCGATGAATGTAAGCTATAACGAAATCAAGGCATTAAAGATACCGGAATTTGTGGAAGTTACACAGAGGGTGCGCCGTTTTTTATTGCAGTCTTTGGGGCAGGAACTGCTTGCCGCTGGGAACTAGGCAAAATTAACCCTACCAAACAGCTTAGAGAGATTATTTTTAGGCTGCGAGAAACTGAAAGCATAGAATACTGGCAAAAGCAATCACTTCGTGAGTTGGTGGATTGGCTGGACGTTATAAAAATGGCGCAAAAATAGGCGAAAAAATAGCCCCCTTAAGGGGGCTGAAATCAGGCTTTTTTTACCAAGCCAAAGACGATACCAATTAAGTTTAGGAAAAATGTTAGAATGCCAAACGTGGCACCAAGTAGAACGTCAAAAGCTATGGCGAAAAATTTCAGACAAGCACCAAGCCAAATGAAGAAAACGACGATACATATAAACGCTGTAAGCATTATAACACCCCCTAAAACAATATTTTTACCCATATTATAACAGAATGGAGGTAGTTTTTGTGGCGGCTGGAAAAATTTTTGCTGTGTCGTTTGCCCTCAGTGCAATAATGGGATCAGCATTTACTTCTACTATGAGCCGTGGAGCTGTAGCACTACAGCAACTTGATGAAAAGACTCGAAATTTGAACGCCGAACAAAAAAGGTTGGATAGAATATGGCAGGAGTCACAAAATCAGGTTAGGAATTATGCCCGCCAAATGCAACAGTTACAGGCGCAATATAACCAAGGCAGGCTATCAGAGAGTCAATATCAAGCATCTATGCAACGTATATCTCAAAATATGCGTATTGCAGGCATGAGTGCTGAAGAATATCGGGGACATTTGCAACGCCTTAGGTTGGAAATGGAGCATACTCAAAATGCCGCCAAACGTATGCGGGCGGCACAAGCTGGCAAAATGGCAGCACAGGCTAATATGAGCACGGCGTGGACAAGCGCAGGAAGTGCAATGGCCACTGCTGGCATGATGGCCGCACCTTTTGCTGGAGCCATTGAGACAGCGGCAAATTTTGAGCAGGCAATGAATAAAGTGAGAGCTATTACTGGCTCAAACGGAGAGGCTATGAAACAGCTGACCGCTAAAGCGCGTGAATTGGGCGAAACAACCCAGTTTAGTGCCACTCAGGCGGCAGAGGCTATGAGCTACTTAGGCATGGCCGGCTGGAACTCACAGCAGATCATAAGTGGTATGCCTGGCCTTTTATCGTTGGCGGCTGCCAGCGGTACGGATTTGGCAAGAACCGCCGATATTGTTTCTGATGATTTAACGGCTTTTGGCCTGACTGCTGACCAAGCTGGCCACATGGCGGACGTGTTTGCCGTTACCGTATCAAAAACAAATACCACTGTGGCAATGCTGGGCGAGACAATGAAATATGCCGCACCAGTAGCTAAAGCATTCGGCGCATCTATGGAAGAAACTGCCGCAATGGCCGGCCTGATGGCAAACGCCGGTATTAAGTCCAGTCAGGCAGGCACAACTTTGAGAGCGGGCTTTTTGAGACTGGCAGGCCCACCAAAAAAATCCCGCAAGGCAATGGAGGAGCTGGGGATTTCCATGTCAGAGGCGACAGCCCAACAGGAAGAAGCAAAAGCCGCTTTGCAGGATTTGGGGATCAATATGGACGATTTCAGCGGCACACCCGCGCATAAGATGATGGCGGTGTTGAATGAAATCCGCACCAAGACGCAAAACCTTACCGGTGAGCAGAAACTTGCCACTATGCAGGCTATTTTCGGCACTGAGGCGGCAACCGGCTGGCTTAGTGTCATAGAAGCTGGCCCAGAGGCTTTTGAAGAATTAGTGTCAAAAATGGAAAACTGTGACGGCGAAGCCGAGAAAATGGCCAAGATTATGATGGAAGGTTTTAATGGCGCGCTGACACAGGCAAAAAGCGCATTGGAAGGCGTAGCGATTTCCATAGGTAATATATTCTTACCTGCCCTGACAAATGAAATACAGTATATTGGCGGGCAGTTAGGCAAATTGTCACAATGGGTAAAAGGTCACGAAGATATTGTAAGAGTGATTGGCGAAGTGACAGCCGGATTAGGAGCGGCGGTTTTGATGGTAAAAGCGTATGGCGTAGCGTCTGCGGTATATGATTTTGCGGCCGCAAGCGTAACCGCATATATTGCTGCCAATCGCGAAGGTGCAGCCGCGCAAAGCCTGATGACTGCTGCCACACAGGTACAGACAAGGGCTATGATGGTTTTGAATACTGTCACAAACGGGCAAACATACCGTAACCTTGCCAACGAAGCCACAGCCGCCTACAACCAAATGCGGGCCATAACATGGAGCAGTATCATGGATGGTGCAAAAACATCGGTCAATGATGCAGTTAGCGCAATGAAAACACAATGGCGGGAAATGAAAACAGCGGCACAGTCAAATATGCAGCCAACCAAGCAATTTTTTATCGATGGAGTTGCCACAATAAAGCAGAATGCTGTAGCCGCTGCTCAATCTGTCCGAAATATGGCAACCAGTTTTTCAATTAGTAATGCGGCGTCGGCAGCAGGAACCGCTTTGAGAGGCATGGCCACCTCGATAATGGGAGTGACAAAAGCCGGATTAGCGTTTGCTGTCTCACCGCTGGGGCTCACATTGCTGGCTATAGCCGGAGCGGCACTTTTAATTTATAACAACTGGGAAACCGTTGGCCCGTTCTTTATGACACTTTGGGGGCAGATACAAACTGCATTTTCTAATGCATGGGTAATGATACAGCCAGCCATAACGCAATTTGTGCAAGCCTGCCAAAATCTATGGACTGCCCTGCAGCCGGTATTTCAAAATCTGTGGGTGACAATACAAAGCGCATGGACACAAATACAGGCTGTATTTGCCGAAAATCAGGGGACTATCGATACGGTAATTAACATCTTTTCTACACTGGCGCAGGTCGTTGGTGTTGTGCTGGTAGGAGCATTTATCGTATTTGCCAATACGGCGGTAGGATGGGTTACGGCGGCTGTTGGCTCAATAGCATCCATCATAACCGGACTCTTAGGGATATTCTCGGGGTTCATTACAGCATTTACGGCACTGGTCAATGGTGATTTGTCCGGAGCACTGGACGGTGTGGTGCAGGTATTCCGTAGTGCCTTCAATATGGTGAAAGGGATTGTGGATAGTGTGCTGGGCGGCATAAAGAGTGCTATCAGCGGCATAGTTTCCACGATTAGCGGCATAAAGTTTGGCGGTGGCGGTACGCCGGTGGCACAAAACGCCCAGGGGGGTATTTACCGTAAAGGCGCATTCTTAACAACATTCGCCGAGGAAGGGCCGGAGGCGGCTATACCATTAGATGGTTCGCCACGGGCTATTGGCCTTTGGCAGAAAGCCGGCGAAATCTTAGGTGTGGGGCAGAAAAACGCACCTGTACGGCAGAGGGTTGCCATTGATGAAGGAGCGGCAGCGGCCCCCAGCGGGATAACAATGCCGCCGATTACCATAAATGTCAACGTATATGGGGACAGCGACCCCGGCACTATTCGCCGGGCGGTAGCGGATGCAGGGCGGAAGTTCCAAAAATCCTTTGCAGAGCAAATGGCAGAGCTTGAACATGAAAGGGGGCGGCTATCTTTTGGCTAAGACATATACAACGCGGAGCGGTGATACATGGGATTTAATAGCCTATGAGCAGTTGGGCGCGTGCAATTATGTAAATTTGCTGATTGAGTCCAACCCCCAGTATGTCAACACGGCGATTTTTTCAGCGGGTGCCGTGTTGACACTGCCGGAGATAACGGCAGATAACAGGACGGAAACCCTGCCGCCGTGGCGGAGGTGATTAGATGCCACAAGCAAGGCGAACAACTATCAAGTGCCTTTATGAGGGCACGGATATTTCCGCCGATATAGCCAACTATTTCAAATCCTTTTCAGTACGCGAGGTTTTGAGTGGGGAGGCGGACACGGCAGAAATCACAATGCACGACAGGGAAGAGCTTTGGACAGGCGACTGGCTGCCGGACAGGGGCGCAACCATGGACATAACCATAACCGTCAACGATTGGGAGGGAGAGGGAGACACGAGAGAGCTGCCTTTGGGCAAGTTTGAAGTGGACGAAATAACCAACACCGGCCCACCAAACGAGGCCAAAATAAAGTTGGTATCCATTCCCAATGACTCCAGTTTGCGTGGGGTAGAGAAAACCCGGGCATGGGAGAAAGTCAAGCTGTCCCAAATCATCAAAGATGTGGCGGATGGGGCAGGAATGGAAAACTATTTTGATGCCCCGGAGGATCCGACGTTGGAACGCGCGGAACAGTCCGAACAAACCGACCTGTCATTTTTGCAGAAACTTTGCAAGGATGCCGGCCTGGCTTTGAAGGTATCAGACAAGAAAATCATTGTCTTTGATATCTCAAAATATGAGCAGGCGGATCCGGTACTGACTATCACCAAAAAAAGCAACTGGCTTTTGTCGTTTGAGTGCCGGTCTACTATCCACGATATCTACAAGGCGGCCCATGTGAAGTATAAGCACAGCAAGAAAAACAAGCTGATTGAGTATACTTTCACCGACCCCAAGAGGGAGAAAGGCCAAACCTTGCAGATAAATGAGAAAGTGGAAACGCTGGAAGAAGCGGAAAAACTGGCAAAGAAAAAACTGCATGAAAAGAATTTAGAGGAGGTGGCTGTATCTATGACTTTGATGGGTAATTTCGCATTACTGGCCAGTAACACGGTAGAGCTTAAAGGCTTTCACCGCTATGATGGCAAGTATCTGATTAAGCAAAGCACCCATGATATAGGACATGGATACACCACCAAAATAGAATTGAGGCGGGTAATAGATGGGTACTGATGCAGAGAGAGCCTTGCGGGGTATGCTCAGAACGGGCACCGTGGCAAGCGTCAATGTGGCAAACAATACCGCGCGGGTAAAGTTTGACGATAAAGACGGCATAGCCTCCCCGGAACTGCACATATTACACCGCTGCTCAGGTAAAAATAAAGATTACTGGGTGCCGGATATTGGCGACCAAGTGCTTTGTATCTTCAATAACAACGACAAGAATTTTTCAACCGGTTGGATTATGGGGAGCTACTTCACGGATACCCAGCCACCGCAAGTGTCCAGCCCGGACATAATGCGAATGGATTTCGCGGATGGATCGTTTATTGAGGTTGACCGCGCCGCCGGTTCGTTGCAAATCAACTTTACCGGGCCGATAACCATAAACGGCAGCACTATCAATCTGAATTAAAGGGGTGATGATATGCCGGCGCAAACGAGAGTAGGAGA